TTTGGGGCGGATATAAAATCTTAATGGAGATTATCAAAACAATAAGTGAAAAGTTTACCGCTAAACAGAAAGAGAAAGACGAAAACAACAAAATGACGGAACGATATGACAAGGCGATTGAATTGGTGGTATAATATATGATATGAAGTTAAGGGATTTTACAAAACCTGAACTTGATAGGTTTAGGGAACTATGCAATTTTACAAATAATGAATTGAAATACTTTAATTTAAGAGCCAGCGATTTATCCAATGTCCAAATAGCTTTTGAAATGAATGTATCTGAAGCGCAGGTAAGTAAACTTGCAAAGAGGGTAAAATCCAAAATGAAAAGAGTTATATAAAAATTGTATAAATTTCGTAGAGGAACTGTATAAATTACAGTTCCTTTTTTGTTGTATCCTTTTATACGAAGGAGGGTACAAATAATGCAGGATATATCAGAACTTCTAACACAAGTAATGAAGGAACGAGGATGTTCGGCAGTTTGTGCCCTTTTTTCTGTATTGGAGGATCAATCAAATGGCATTCATATATCGGAATCCAAATCCACGGAACAAATTAGTAGGAGATTGCGTGATAAGAGCGATCAGTATTGTATCAAATCAAGATTGGGATGATGTATTTTTAGATTTGATGCTTACTTGTTATATGCTTAAAGATATTCCATCGTCAAATCAAGCATGGAGTGCATATTTACATGAAAAAGGATATCGCAGATATGTGATCCCTGATACTTGTCCGGATTGTTATACAATAGAAGATTTCACAAAGGATCATCCTGAAGGAAAATATATAGTTCATACAGGAACTCATGTAGTCGCTGTTATTGACGGTGATTATTATGATACATGGCATTCAGGTGAGGAAATACCTATTTATTATTGGAAGGAGGAAAAGTAAATGCCAAACTATTTCAATCCATATCAACAGCAACCTTATTATAATCAGCAGTCTGCAATGCAGGCGCAGCCGCAACCACAAATTCAGAATGGTGGGTTTGTATCTGTAAGAAGTGAAATGGAAGCAAGAACATATCCGGTCGCTCCCGGTAATTCCATTACATTCAAAGATGAGAATTCTCCCTATGTATATACAAAGACAATGGGCTTTTCTCAATTAGATCGTCCCATATTTGAAAAGTATAAACTGGTCAAAGAAGATATTACAGAACCTGCAGAACAGCAGGTTATAGATACCACTGAAGTGAAGGATATTAAGACGGATATTGAAAAGTTATGGGGTGAGGTAGATGCGCTCAAGAAACAGATTCATGAACCGCCTCGCAAATCAACCACACGAAAAGATAAAGACGGAGGAGATGATTGATATGGCAGGCAACATAAACGATTTTATGAATCTGTATCAAAGATTTCAGCAGAATCCAATGCAGATGTTATCTAAACGATTTAATATTCCCGAGAATATAAATAATCCAAATGATATTATTCAGCATTTACTGAACTCGGGACAGGTAACGCAGGAACAGGTTAATCAGGTAATGCAGATGCGTAATCATCCAATGATTCAGCGGTTGTTAAATAAATGATATCATAGCAAGTGCGCATAGCTTTGATATACGGATTGCATAGACGTACGAATGCAATTCCTAACCTACAAAAATTTATAGGAGGAAAAGAAACATGATTTCAAATGGTAGTGGTAATGACTTAGTAATGCCGGTAGCGCCTATGTATGGCGGAGGTAACGGATTCGGCGGTGGATTCGGTGGAGACTGGGGATGGATAATCCTTCTTCTCTTACTTGCTGGCGGCGGCTGGGGCAATGGCTTCGGCGGCGGTATGTGGGGCATGGACGGTATTTATCCTTGGATGAATCAGGCCAACCTTACATCAAACGGATTCCAGAATCAGATGCTTAATGACAATATCACAAGCATAAGAGATGGGGTTCATAATCTTGCAACGCAGCTTTGTAACACCGGAAGTGATATTCAGATGGCTCTTGCTAATGGATTCTCCGGAGTTGAGCAGGGTGCTAATACCAGACAGATGGCGAATATGCAGACAATGTTCAACCTTCAGTCACAGTTTGCTGACTGCTGCTGCGAAAACAGACTTGCTAATTGTCAGACTCAGAACATTATTCAGAATGAAGGCAATCAGACAAGATTTGCAAATGCAAATAATACCCGTGATCTTCTTACAAATCAGACTGCTAATACACAGGCTATACTTGACAAACTTTGCCAGCTTGAGCTTGATGCGAAGAATGATAAGATCTCGGATCTGGAGAGACAGCTTACAATGGCTAACCTTCAGGCTTCACAGACTGCGCAGAATGCTTTCATTCAGCAGGGATTCACAGATGAGGTTGATGCTCTTTACAACAGATTGAGCAACTGTCCTGTTCCTTCAATGCCAGTTTATGGACGTACTCCGATCTTCACATGCCCTTCACAGAACAGTGGATGCGGATGTGGATGCAGCGGTAGTTTTTAAGGGAGGTGTGACCTATGGCAGAATATTTAGCTAATGCAGTGCAGAATGTGGCACTTAACGGTCCGGTACTGTTTACGGCTTCTATTCCGTGTACCAAAGGATATGTTTATCATGAGGATGAAACAGGAATTTTTATTCTTCGTGGTTGCACTAATAACTGCTTTGCTCGTTATCAGGTAACATTCAACGGTAACATAGCGGTTCCTGAAGGTGGAGATGTTACTCCTATTGCTTTAGCAATCGCAGTGAACGGAGAGCCTCGTTTAACAAGTAGAGCAATATTTACTCCTGCAGCCGTTGATGAATATGGCAATGTAACCAGTACGGCAATAATCACTGTACCAAAGGGATGCTGCTTCAGCTTATCAGTAAGATATGTAGATGCTACTACAGATGATCCTACAACGGAACCTACACCGTTGATTGAAGTACAGAATGCTAATCTTGTAATTGATCGTATAGCATAAGAAAGGAGGATTATTATGCATAAATTACAGATGTACGAAGACCTCCGGGATATGCTTGAGCGTGAGGTTAAAGAGATTGAAAAGAAAGGCGACCTGGATGTGCAGGGTCTTGATAACTTGTATAAGTTGATGACAGCGCTGAAGGTCACTGACAAATGTATCGAAAGAGAAAAGGGTGAACAAAATGGCGGGATGTCAGGAAATAGTTATAATAATAGCTATGGATATGGTGGCTCTAATGATGTATCTAATGCTAACGCTTACTCGATGAATAGAGGGTATTCAAGAACTATGATGCCTGAGTATGCTATGGATGGAATGTCAAATGACAGGTCAGACAATATGGGGCGGTCTATGGATTATTCAAAGGATCGTTCATACGATGGCAGGTCATATGATGGGATGTCTAACGATGGCGGAATGAGTAATGCTGGCAGACGTGGTAGAGATGGTGACGGTGATGGCCGGTACAATGAAAGCAGGGACAACTTTCGTGATAATTCGAATAGAAGAGGACCGTATGAGTCCTACGACGGGAGGTCTTACGAATACAGTAGAGACACTTCCCGTAAGAAGATGATACAGAAGCTTGAAACCCTGATGGACGATACCATGAGTGAGAATGAGCGTAAAGCCATTATGGAATGCATTGAGAAAATCAAATAATGCAACACAGAAGGGCACATCTTAATCGGTGTGCCCTTTTTAGGAGGAAGTATGAATATTAAAGATATTGATAAAACAATTCATGAACTTGAAAACAGTGAAACCACCTTCAGTAATTGTGAAAAGTTAGCTCACTTGTATGTTGTAAGGGAACATGCTAAAAGTAGCTTAAAGACGATGGTAGACGGTGAATCAGACAAGAATATAGCACGGGAATTATCTGACATATTTCCTTATTATAGGAAATATTGTGATGTAAAAAGGGAATATCAGATGGGACATGCTAACGAAGACAATGTATTAGATACATTACAGGCATTGTGTCGGGAAACTATAGAATTCATACATATACTGTATAGCAGTACAGATATACCAGAAGAACGCCATATAATAGTAGGAAATTTTTCAAATATTCAGTTCTAACGCATTTCAAAGCCGTGTAAATACGGCATTTTCATTATTTTCAAAAAAGCACTTGTATTCCCATTAAATACATCGTATAATATTTACAGCGGGGCTGCCCCGTGCAACAACAACCTATAAACCCTATAAAAAGGAGGTCAAATAATATGGCAAGTGTAGAATTCTTACAGAAAAGGATCGCAGGCAAGGAAGCTGAGATAGCTAAGCTCAATAAAAAAATGGAACGTATCCTCAAGGCTGAAGCAAGTAACTGGGAAAACAATCCGTACTATTATCATGAAAGCGATAAGCGTTATACACAAAGGGATATCGACGATGCGCTTAAAGCCCTTCAGGACTATCAGGAAAAACTTACGCAGGAAATCGAGAAAGCAGGCAGCCGCAATGTAATCGCCATTACTCAGTTCCTGGATAATTGGAAAGCAAGGGTTCGCCAGTATCATATTGATTCAGTTCCTGCATATTTAGAAGCAAGAGCAAAATGGTATGCATATGATCATGAGTATTGCGATCAGATGAATTACAAAATTCCTCGTAGTGATACGGAACAGCGTAAACAACTTCGTATGGAACATGATCAGGTTCGTAAGGAATATCTTAGTACTTGGAGTTGGCTGACCGAATATATGAATCGCGATGAATTGGATCTTAAAAAGCTGGATAAGGTTCTTGAGCAGGAAGCCAACCGTAAATACGATTTCATTATAGAAAGAACTAATGCGATCGTAGGCAAGATAACAGATGCCAGTAACCTGAAGATTGGAGCTAAGCAGGATCTGAACGGCTTCATTATAGGAACAAAGGGCAAGGCTAAAGTACAAACAATTGGAGCAGGTGGATATAATATCCAATGTTACCACTTCAGAACTCTTATAAACGAGATAAAATGATTTAAGGCAGCAGGGGCTGATATAAAGCCCCTGCATAACCATTTAGGAGGTAGATATGATTAACATTAAGGTAAGTAAAGCAGTTCATTGTAATGGGGACTATTCATTATTTCTTTCCTTTCCCTATGATCCGAAAGTGATCGATATTATAAGAGGGCTGCCGAATAAGTTTTGGAATGCTCAAGATAAGATATGGGAAGTCCCGATCCATAAGCTGGGACTTCTCCTACAATCATTACCGGACTATGATTTTGATATCTCCGGAGAGTATGTATCATTGGAAAAACCGAAGGCTATAGTACCGAAGGGATTCAAGTTTAAGACTAAGCCATTTGAGCACCAGATCGCTGGTTTCAATTATGGGCTACAATATGACCGGTGGCTGCTGGGCGATGAAATGGGACTTGGTAAGACAAAGCAAGTTATTGATATAGCAGTTGCCAAGAAACTTGCAAAGGGATATAAGCATTGTCTTATCATCTGTGGTGTTAATGGTTTGAAATGGAATTGGGTTAATGAAGTAGCTACCCATTCAGATGAGCAGGCTTTTATCTTAGGGCAAAAAACGAATACCAAGGGTAAAGTAGTTATTGGTAGCAACCTTGATAAACTGAATAGTCTTTCCGATATGGATCAGCTTCCTTATTTCATTGTTACTAATATCGAGACCCTGCGTTATAAAGAATGGACTGGGGAATGGGAAACTAAGCGAGGCAAAAAATCAAAGGTATATACCTATCCTATAACGGATAAACTAGCAGAACTTTGTAATGCTGGGGAGATAAATATGATCGCCTTTGATGAATCCCATAAATGCAAAAATACAAAAAGCGATCAAGGGGAGCAGCTGCTCCGGTTGCAGGCAGAAACTATGATAGCTATGACTGGTACGCCACTTATGAATCAGCCGATGGATTTGTTTATTATTTTCAAATGGCTTGGATATGAAAGACATACATATTGGAGCTTTGAAAAGCATTACGCTATCAAGGGCGGTTTCGGTGGCTATCAAATTGTTGGTTATAAGAATCTGGAAGAGTTGCAGGAACGGTTGAATGAAATCATGCTCCGGAGGAAAAAGGAAGATGTATTGGATCTTCCGGACAAGGTATATATCGATGAATATGTGGAAATGACCCCTGCACAGAAAAAGATATATGATGAGGTTACATCAGATATCAAGGATAATATTGATCAAATAGCTATTGCACCAAATCCTCTCGCAGAACTCATTCGTATGAGGCAGGCAACTGGATTCACTGGGATCTTATCCAGCTCTATTCTTGAAAGCGCCAAGATGGATCGCATGCTGGAGTTGGTAGAAGAAGCAGTTTCTAATAATAAGAAGATCATCATCTTTAGTAATTGGACGCAAATGACGGATGCCATATATGATCGATTAGAAGAGCAGGGATACAAGGTAGCTCAAATAACTGGACAGACTCCTGATAATCAGCGGCAACATCTTGTAGATACTTTTCAGAATACAAATGATATTCAGATCATGCTGGGTACAAGTGGAGCAATGGGAACCGGTATTACATTATCAGAAGCTACAATCGAAATCTTTATGGATGAGCCTTGGAATATGGCCTTAAAACAGCAATGCGAAGATAGAGCTCACCGTATAGGGCAAAAGAACAACCTTACGATTTACACCCTTTTATGCAAAGATACAATCGATGAACGTATTCATGAGCTGGTAGAGAAGAAAGGTATGATGGCCGATGCTCTCGTGGACGGAAAGGTTGTCGGGAATAAAAGAGAATTATTAAACTTCTTGTTAAGTTAATGAATGTAATATATAATGTTATGCAGGGAATCTATACACACTATAAACACTATAAAAAGGAGATCAAAATATGGGATATGATAAAGGAGGATAGAATATTATGAATGATTATTTAACCGCTCAGCAGGTAGTAGTAATGCTGGGCATCAGTGAAAACACATTAAACTTTTGGTATAGGTTTAAGAAAGAAAATCCGGACAATGAAGTGGCGCAACTTCTTCCGGAGTATACCAAGGAAACTGAAAAGAGTCGTCGTCTTTGGAAGCGCAGCGATCTTGATAAGTTGATTAAGTTTCAGCAAACTATACCGAAAGGAAGAAACGGTATCATGAGTGGTACTACTCAACGCTATTATAAGAAGAAAAAGGAGGAAGTAAGTAATGGCAAGAAAGGTCATAGAAGTAGAAACACCGCAGGCAGAAGCAAAGGAAGTAAAGCTAACAGCAGCCGGTAAGAAAAAACTCCGTACACGGCTTGATAATCTCATTCCGGTATATGGATCGAATAAGACTGAGGCTGATCGCTTAAAAGCCCTTATGGAAGATGATAACAAAGAAATCAAGGCTATATGCAAGCAGCTGGCCTTAGATAAGGTTGAGATCGATGGTTGGGAAATGACTTATCGGGTAGATCAGAAGCATAATATCGATGAGGATAAAATGCTGGCTATATTGAAATCATACTGGGCTAAGAAGAATGGATCAATGGAATGCCCTTTCATTAAAACGAAGGAGTATATTGATCAGGAAGCTTTACAGGATGCTATCTTCAATGGAGATATAGCAGATAAGAAAGTATTGATGGAGCTTAAAGCCTGCGATACTTTAATAGCGCAGGAAAAGTTGTTTGTTAAAAAAGCAAAGGAGAAAAAAGCATGATTAAGTATCGGGTTATTCTTAAAATAGGTTATAACGAGGCGTGGTTTGAATTTGAAAATGCAGTTGAAGCAATAAACTTTGCTACAGTAGCCCTTCAGTCCATGGTGGCAAATGAAGATACTACCAAAAAGACAAAGGTTACCATTCAAATTATCAATCCGAATGAAGAAGAAGAGGAGGATTAAATAATGGCAAGGTCAAAGAAGTATGAACAGCAGGCGCAAACTACCATGATCCGGTTTACGAGCAGGGCGAGTATTAACAAGGGCAATAATTATTACACAATTGAAGCCTGTGAAGAAAGGATCATACCTGATCTTCCGGATGTGGATCTCATAAAGGAAAAGAAAATGTTATGGGATGCCGTAAATGAAGAGGTAGATAGGCAATTGGTTGATATCGAAAATGCTTACAACCATATCAAAAAGAAATAAAAAATACCTCTTGTCTTATAAAAATGACGGCGGTAATATTACCCCGTAAGAAATAACTCCTTACAAACAAATAGGTAGCTTGAGTTGTGCCGGACTCTTGCAATAGAAACCTTATCGACTCGGGCTACAGAGGCTCTTATAATTGGAACGGCACTTCCTTTTATGAGAGCCTTATTTTTTCGAAAGGGAAATGGTATATGCAGGACATGCAAAGGGATTTCAAGGGCGTATGGATACCGAAAGAAATATGGTTAAATAAAAACCTGACTATGCTTGAAAAAGTTATTTATATTGAAATAGATAGTTTGGATAACGAAGAGCATCATTGCACTGCAGGGAATGAATACTTAGCCAACTTTTGCGGCTGCAGTGAATCAAAAGTATCAAGGGCAATTAAGAAATTGCATGAGCTGGGATTGATCGAAATCATTTCTTTTAATGGAAGACATCGGAAACTCTGCATAGGCAAAAGGCCGAGGCAGCCGAGGCAAAAGGCCGAGGCAGCCGAGGCAAAAGGCCTACCTATTAATAAAGAAGATAAGCCTATAAGTAAAAAACTTATAGGCAAAGAAGATAATAAAAAAGATAACCCCGAAACTTTTAAAGATTTGTATAACGAGCATTGTTATAATTTACCCAAGGTGAGACAACTATCGGATAAAAGAATTAAAGCAATTCGGGTTATAACTTCTAAATATAGCAGGGAAGATATTTTAGAAGTTTTGGATAAAGCAAATGATTCAGATTTCCTCACAGGTAATAATGATAGAGGATGGACTGCTGATATAGATTTTATTTTAAGAGAAGATAAGTTTCTTAATATACTGGAAGGAAAGTATGGCGGTAAGAAGAAAAAGAAAAGTAATGATGGATTAGTATTAGCGCCAAGAGCTACAAAGGAGGATCGGGATGAATATAAGTACCACTTCTGAATGCTGGTACAAAGATATATGTGATAATGATTGTAATACTTGCACTAAGTATGCAGTTATTAAATCTCTTATGAAAATGTCAGGAGTTCCGGAGATATTACACCATCCTATTATGCTAACTTGTGGGCAGCAAGATAAAAAACAATTTACCCGCCTGCAAGAGATTAAAGAAGATGTGGATGGTTTTGTAGAAGATGGGGATAATCTTTTTATATGCAGTCAATACACCGGCAATGGAAAAACAAGCTGGGCAATCAAGATTATGTATAAGTTATTTGAATTGGAATGGGATATATGGGGTCCGGTTGAACCGTTAGGATTATTCATATATGTACCGGAGTTTTTAACTGGCCTGAAGAATTTCAATAATCCTTTTTCAAATAACTATTTAGAAGATATAAAAAAAGCTCCGCTGGTGATATGGGATGATATAGGAGCAGGCAAGATAAGTGAATATGATTATACGCAGCTGTTGATCTATATCAATTCACGACAGCAGGCAAACAAGGCAAACATATTTACAAGCAATTATGTTTCTCCGGAGGATTTATCTTCTCAGATAGGAAGCAGGCTCGCCAGCAGAATTTTCAATACAAGCGAGATAGTAGAGCTGAAAGGTAAGGACATGCGATAATGATAACACTTCAGATACTTTGCAAATGTATACAAGCAGGTAATATTGATATAATTGAGAATAATCAATTAACTGAAGAATATTTTACGGGGTATGAAGATGAATACAATTTCATAGTAAATCATTTCAAAGAATATGGGAATGCTCCGGATTATAGTACTTTTTTATCAGCCTTTCCAGATATCGAATTGGTTGAGGTAAGAGAAAGCGATCGATATTTAGTTGATACAATAAGGGAAGAGCATTTATATAATCAAGCAGTCCCGGTAGTACAAAAGATAGCAGACTTACTTCAGACTGATGCAAATGCGGCTGCAGAATATATGCTACATGCTATTAAAGAACTTCAACCAACTTATAAATTTGGTGGCATAGATATAATAGCGCAGGCAAATGATCGATATGAAGAGTTTGTTGATCGAAGGGAAAATCAAAAGGAATGGTTTTTCACTACTGGACTTCCGGAGCTTGATGATTTAATACATGGCATACAACGAAAGGAAGAATTATTTGTAATCTTTGCAAGGACTAACCAAGGTAAGTCATGGATACTTGAAAAGATATGTTCTCATATATGGGAGATAGGATTTAATGTTGGATATATATCTCCTGAGATGGGAGCAAGTAGTATTGGATATAGATTTGATACCTTATATAAGAATTTTGATAACAAGGGACTGGTGTGGGGTAATAATACAGTTTCTGATGAAGAGTATAAAAGTTATATAGATGAATTATCAACTAAAGAAAATAAATTCATTGTGGCAACACCAAATGATTTTGATAGACGTATAACGGTTACAAAGCTGAAGAATTGGATTAAACAAAATGATCTACATATAATTGCAATAGATGGAATAACATATCTTACAGATGAAAGAGGACGCAGGGGCGATAATAAAACAACTTCACTCACAAATATATCGGAAGACCTTATGAGCTTATCGATGGAAATAGGTATCCCGATATTAACAGTGGTGCAGGCAAACAGAGGCGGGGTAACAGAAAAAGGTAGCGATGAACTTCCGGAGCTTGAGAATATAAGGGATAGCGATGGGATATCATTTAATGCTAGTAAAGTTATTTCCCTTAAACAGAAAGATGATACTTTGATTATTCAGGTTAAGAAACAGAGGAATGGTTTAGTAGGCGGTAAAGTAGCGTATATATGGAATGCTAATGTCGGAGAATTTATTCCCACTAACTTAAATAATGATGAACCGATAAGGCGAAGGGAACGCAAACCGCAGGCTGGTGAGAAGAAAGAAAATGAGGATGTATTCTGATGGAAATAAATGGTGTGGAGTTTAATGCCTCACTCGAGCAAATATTAAATGAGCTGGTTTCGCAAATGCGATTGAATAATATTGATTATATGCAGAAGATGAAACCGACCGGTGATAGTATTCAGGTATGCTGTCCATATCATGCGCAGGGACTTGAAAGAAGACCTAGTGCAGGTATTAGAAAAAGTGATGGGAAGTTTCACTGTTTTGCCTGCGGCGAAATACATGAGCTCAATGAAGTCATATCATATTGTTTTGGATATGATAGTGAACATGATGCCGCTGGGGCATATGGATGGAAATGGCTACTTAAAAATTTCGCGACGGTAGCGGTAGAAGAAAGGCAGCCGATCAAATTGAATCTAAGTAGGCAGCAAGTAAAGGCAGCCAAAAAAATTGAATATGTATCAGAAGAAGAGTTGGATAAATACAGGTATTATCATCAATATTGGAGAAAGCGAGGAATAACAGATGAAGCAATTATCGAATTATTTGATCTTGGTTATGATAGGGATAGCGATTGTATTACTTTTCCCGTTCGCGATGTTTCAGGCCGTACGCTCTTTGTTGCGAAACGTAGTACCAAAACGAAATACTTTCATTACCCTAAAGATGTAGAGAAACCTTTATATGGATTGTATGAGTATCATAAAGTATGTACGACAGGAATAGTAGGTGGAAGATGTAATGGTAAGACAGAGTTTTTGAGACGGTTAAATGAAATAATAGTATGTGAAAGTATGTTAGATGCTTTATCATTTTGGACAGTCGGGAAATATGCAGTAGCATTGAATGGGCTTGGTTCTGAATTACAACTTGATCAACTTCGCCAGCTGCCATGTAGAAAACTTATTCTTGCTACTGATAATGATAAAGCAGGGATGAAGGCAAGGGAACGCATACGAAAAAATATCAAAAATAAAATCATTACAGAATATATTTTTCCTGATGGGAGAAAGGATGCGAATGATTGTAGTCCGGAGGAGCTGCGAAATTTGGAGGAAATATTTTAGGGTTGTAAAATATTTGAATACATCGTATAATATTTATGATCGTAGGTATTTCAGTTGCGCAGATGCCATCGATCAACAGTAAATGGGAAAGGAGGTACTTACAATTGAATATTGAAGTTCGTAAAGTGCGGGAGCATTACGAGATTTATGTCAACGGTGATTTCTATTGTTCCTGCGATAATCGCAGGGAAGTTGACGAAGAGCTTAGCAACATCGAAACCCTATAAACACTATAAACTTATTTGAAAAAGGAGAATACGATTATGAAGTATCAGAACATTAAGAATCAGAAGGTAGCTACAGTTATATCACAGAACGATAAGACTAAGGTCGTTACTCTTGAATATGAAGATGGCAAAACAACCGACATTACATCATCAACCCTCAAGAGATGGTGGAAGCTGATCGAAAATGATGAGGTTGCAGGCGACGGAACTCCGCTGGCAGAGGTTGGTAAGGAGATCGCAGAGCAGGCTAAGAAGAAGGCTTCTGAGGTTAAGGAAAAGGTTCAGTCCAAGAAGCAGGAAGAGGATTCCATTGTGGATAATAAGAAGGAGCTGGCTAAGAAAGCTATGAAGGAAGCTGTTGAGAAGCAGAAGAGGGAGAAGGCAGCCGCTCAGAAATCTGCAAAGGCGGATAAGAAAAAGCCTGCAAAGGAAATGAATCCTCATGTTAAGGAAGGACTACAGTTTATTTTCGATATTGCCAAGAAACAGAAGGACGAAATATTCAGTCCTGCAAATGGAATGAATATGCGTACCCTGAAGGTTGGCGGTCATATGTACTGCAAGGTGGACTTTTCAAATAAGGGATTCAGGATCGCTTTCAAGAGCAGTGCACTTCCCAAGAATGTGAAAGCTCCGGATCGTACTCTTAATCATATGTTTGATTATGTTTACATATTCGAAGATGAGCTCACAGCAAAGGATAAGGATTTCCTTTCGAAGGCGCTGGCATCAGCGAGAGAGTATAGGATAGAAAGAAACTCAGCATCAACTAAGAAGGAGGATAAATAATATGGCAAGAGTAGCGTTTGATGATGCGGATAAATACGGTGGAAAAGGTGGGACTGGTTTTTTCCAGCTCAAGGATGACGGCGATAAGGCAAGGGTTAGATTCATGTACAACTCCATCGAGGATGTTGTGTTGGATACAGTTCATGAAGTTCCGGTTTTGGATGAAAATGGCGATCCTATCATGACCCCTTATGGTAAGCCTCGAACTCATTATGTAAATTGCCTGCGGGAAAGTTATAATTCTCCGGTGGATGATTGTCCTTTCTGCAGGGAGAAGAAGTATCAGCTGGTTAAGTTATTCATTCCGGTATATAACCTTGATGAAAATATGGTTCAGATATGGGAAAGGGGTAAAACCTTTCAGAAGGATATTGGACGTGCGGTTAGTAAGCATCCGGATACAGTGTCGCAGGTATTTGAGATTGAACGTGTCGGGGAGAAGGGCGACAAGCAGACTAAGTTCTATATTGATCCTGTCGGGAAGCCCGATGGTACGACTCTCGAAGATCTTCCGCCTCTTCCGGAGGTGCTGGGAACAAGCCGTGCGGCTCATGTTTGGGATAAGACCGCCGATGAAATGGAATATTATTTAGAGGAAGGTGAATTCCCGCCTACAGATGATGACGATGATGATTATCGTAAGGAAGAGGAAGAGCGTCCGGTAAGAAGACGTAATGCTGGCAGCAGGCGGGAACGCGATCATGAGGAAGAAGCTCCTGCAAGATCCAGTAGAGGTGGACGCAGGACTCCTGCAAGACGAAAATATGAAGATGATGAAGATGTTTATTAAATAGTAGATATCCCTCATTTGAAACCCCCTCATATAAATATCTCGGTGGCGGAATAGGTAGACGCTATAATTTAGGTTGAAAGAAATAAATCGGTGGCTGTGGAAGATAATATGTAGATGAAAATGCCCACTTCCTGCCTAGACAATAGGGAACCAAGTTGAGAATCTATTGTAAAAAGCCTTTACTAAAAACATAATAGCCGATTGTGAGGTGCAAATCCTCACCCGAGATAGTAGTCGAATTACACAAGAGACCGAGGGGATGCGGTGTAATGCTAAACCTACATCATGGTTAAAGTGGCGTGTACACGGAAAATAACAAGGAGAGCCGGATTGTGGGTTCGAGTCCCACTGTTCCCATTAACCACATGGATGGTTATGAGTGCAACTAAAGGAGAAAAAGCAATGCCATTATTTGATGTTCCAGCAAGATTAACCAAGGCTCAAGATAAGAAGATAGCTAGTAAGTCTAAATCTAAAAAGGTGGTGGCTACCACTACAAAGTCCGGAGGAAATCTTCTTAGTCGTATAAATCAAATTAAAGCTACAGTTGAACAAAATCTCGGTCAGTATAAGGATGAATATCAATTGATAAGGGAAGAAGAAGTCCTACATGACTTTATTACTGAATGCATTGGTAATGGGTATATTTCAATTGATACAGAGACTGATGGCTTAGATCCTATACAGAATCATATTGCAGGCATTTGTCCTTTTACACCTGGACAGAAGTCAGCCTACATACCATTGAATCATATTAGTTATATAACAAATGAGCCAGTACCAAATCAGTTATCAGTGGATTTTGTATCTGAGGAATTTAACCGCCTGTTGAAGAAGCATCCGGATATTGATATGTTTAATGCTGGGTTTGATATAAGGGTATTACGTAATCAAACTGGAATCAAAGATATATATTGTACATGGGATGGTTATTTAGCAGCTCGAGTACTGAATGAAAACGAGTTGGAGAATAAATTGAAGCCCCTGCACCGGAAATATGTCTTGCGTGGAAAAGGGGATGCTTTTACCTTTGATGAATTATTTAAGGGGGTACCATTTACATTGATTCCGCCGACGGTTGGTTATTTATATGCAGCTCATGATCCGGTTATTACATATGAGTATTGCGAATATCAGCGCCAGCATTTACGGGAGGATCATGAGCGGGAAGATATGCGGCAGCTGTATTGGCTTTTCAAGAACATTGAAATGCCTTGTGTGCAGGTGGTTGCAGATATGGAAGATATCGGGGTAGCATTTGATAAAAAGTATGCTGAGAAGCTATCTGAAAAGTATCATACGCTCTTGAAGGAGAAGGAAGAAAAGTTTTACCGGACATGCGATGATTTTGGAGAGGATCTTGATAATTATCGTGCAAAGATGGGAATCAATAATAAATTGGAATATCCCATCAATATTAGTTCTCCTCAACAGATTGCTATCATGTTATATGATGTGCTGGGAATAAAACCGGTAGATGATAAGAAGCCAAGGGGTACGGGTGAAGATATCTTACAAAAGATAGATCATCCAGTGGCGAAGGCGATTTTGGAATATAGGGAAATCAATAAACTGCTTTCTACATATATTGATAAATTACCTGAATGCGTTAATCCTAAAGATGGAAGGATACATTGTAGATTTAATCAATATGGGGCAGATACTGGACGATTCAGTTCCCAAGATCCAAATTTGCAAAACATTCCCAGCCATAACAAAGATATTCGGAAGATGTTTGTGGCAACTAATGGGCAATCTATTTTATCTACTGAGAATGATCAGTTTGAGGTTAGTCGCTGGGATGAAGTGGAAACCTTAAAAGGTTTTATACCTGCAGATAGATTGGAAGTAGGAGATAAACTTAAAGATCCAGATTCTAAGAAATCTCTTGAAATTAAGAAGATTGATGTTGATGCTGGCGTAATAAGGATAGAAGTCAAATGATTATTTATAAAATAACAAATCAAATAAGAGGGGGTGATGTCAAGTGAAAAAGTCCATTACAGTAAGAAAGAATTATGTTCTTATGTCTTCGGACTATTCTTAGTTCCCAGCAAGAGCCAAAAGTAATGACCCAAATGTGCGGGGATCAGAAAATGTTGGATGCTTATATGCAGGGTAAAGACTTATATGCTCAAATAGCATCCATTGCTTTTAATACTGAATATGAGAATTGTTTGGAGTTCAATCCTGATGGATCAAAGAATAAAGAAGGCAAGGAAAGAAGAAGTAGTGCGAAGTCTATTTTGCTGGGTATATTATACGGCCGAGGCATTAAATCGGTAGCGGAGCAGCTGCATACTACAAAGCAAAAAGCGCAGCAGATTCAGGACAAGATATTCAAAGGTTTTCCAGCAATTCCTCAGTTTGAAAATGATAGTAAAGATATGGCAATTGACTTGGGATATGTAACAACCTTATGGGGAAGAAAACGTAGGCTGCCCGACTTGGCATTACCGGAGTTTGAATTTCGCTGGAAAGATGGAGCACCGCCTGATGATGATCTGCTTGACTTTATGAATGCCCCTGAGTTTGATGAAGAAGTTCCGGAGGATCGAATTCAGTATTATGAGAGGAAGCTTTCCCGAGCATGGGGTAAGGAAAAACGTCCTATATTTAAAGAGGCATTAGAAGAGGGTATTCTAATTAGTGATAACGGGGCAAAAATCGCCGATGCGGAGCGACAGGTAGTAAATGCCCGCATACAGGGGAGTGCTGCAGATATGAGCAAATTAGCGATGATTTTAGTTGGTAATGATGAAAGGCTCAAGGAGCTAGGATTTAGATTATTGATCCCGGTACATGATGAACTTATAGCTGAATGTCCGAAGGAAAATGCAAAGGAAGCGGCTGAAAGATTTGCTCAGTTAATGTCAGATGCTGCAAAGCCAACATTAACAGTCCCCATTAGTTGCGATGTAGAAATAACAGAACGGTGGTATGGAGAGGAGGTAGACATTGGTTGATCTATTCTTAGCAGGAGAATATCTCTTTAAGATAACAGACAGTGGATATGCAGATGTTTTTTGTTTCAATTATAATCGTCTGCTGTCTTATGATTACCAAGCGAAGCTAACTGATAGATTGATTCAAGGAATGCAGAAGATGGAATTATATTTAGCAGGGGCGAATTCAAATAAGCATGCAAAGGGAGCAGCATATTTATTATTCGATCATTTTAACTACCTGCTATCTTATGCACGGAGTGATGAAAAAGGTCAGGTAAATAAGTTTATTAAAAAGAAAAAAGGAGAGGGTATGGATCTATATTGCGTTGGACCGGAAAAAGCAAATATCATGGCAGTAGCTTCAGAAGAGTTGGGACATAATATGTTGTTCAGTTATCTGGATGCTAAGGCTATTGATAAGTATAAGGACATGGTAGCTTCCCATGGGAAGTTGTTTATAGACTCCGGAGCATTTTCGGCATGGACGAAAGGCAAGGTCATTGATGTGGATGCTTATATTAAATGGATCAATGACAGAGCGGATTATATAGACCTGTATGGGCAAATAGACGTCATTCCCGGTGATCGAAATAGTGGTAAGTTGCCCAGTCATGAAGAGGTAAGGGAAGCAGCTCAGAAGACTTGGGAAAATTATTTGTATATGAGACCTAAGATGAAAAAACCTGAAGGTCTATTATATACATTCCATGTAGGCGAGCCCATTGAATTCTTAAAGCAGGCTCTTGAATGGACTGATGAAAATGGCAATTATATTCCATACATAGCCCTCGGTGGAATGGTAGGTAAGACAGCAGAAGTGCGAGACCGGTTTTTGGAACAATGTTTTGATGTAATTATGAAGTCCTCTAATCCAAATGTGAAAGTACATGCGTTTGGGATGACTGATAGAAATCTGTTGATGAAGTATCCTATTACTTCGGCTGATAGTACAAGTTGGATTATGACCGGAGCAGTGGGTAGCATCATGTCTGATGTCGGAACAGTGGCATTAAGTAGCCAGCAGGTGAATCTTCCTACGCATTATTCCCATCTTCCAAAGGAAGCCTTGGAGCAGTTTGAAAAGAGTATTGCTGAGTATGGGTTTACTTTGGATGAGCTGGCGGAAAGCAGGGATAAGAGGATCATGCATAATGCAAGGTTCATGAAAAAGAAGTTTGCAGATATTGAGTATAGGCCTGCAGTAAAGAAGCAAAGATTATTCTAAGGAGGTAAGTATGAAAAGAGCGTTAGTATTAAGTAGTGGTGGGGTGGACTCAACAACCTGCGTGGGAATTGCAGTTCAGGATCTTGGTAAGGACAATGTGACTACTGTATCCATTTATTATGGACAGAAGCATAAGAAAGAACTGGATTGTGCGGATGCCATAGCTAAGCATTACGGAGTGGATCATCGGGTAATAGATTTATCAAAGACCGGGATCATGGATGGAAGTGCTTGTCCTTTACTTGAGGCTTCGGGTAAGGATATTCCGGAGAAGTCTTATGCGGAGCAAATAGCAGAGAATGGCGAAGGCATGGTAACTACCTATGTACCGTTCAGGAATGGTTTGATTCTTTCATCAGTGGCTGCGATGGCGATGGCTATTTATCCGGAGGATGAAGTGGATATATATCTCGGGGCACATGCTGATGATGCCGCTGGGGAAGCCTATGCAGATTGTTCCGAGGCATTTACAGATGCGATGGGACTTGCGATATCAATCGGCACTTATGGCAAGGTGCAGCTCAAAGCCCCTCTTGTAAATCTAAACAAGGCAGGAGTGGTAAAGATTGGTTTGGAGCTGGGGGTTCCTTATGAATTAACTTGGAGCTGCTATAATGGCGGAGATAAACCCTGCGGTAAATGTGGTACATGTATTGATAGGGCAGCTGCATTTGAAGCAAATGGAGTGGCAGACCCTGCATTGAAGGAGGATTAAAATGAAGAAGACTAAAAGAGTTTCGACAAGGGTTCATACAAGAAAGTTGGACAGAATGGTGGCTCAGAATAATATGGTGCGAGCTGGGATCTATAAGTTTAACAAGGGCAAACGTCATCATACTTTCTTTGCCAACCATTGGCGTGAATATGTATAAGGAGGATCAGGATGAAGAGATATGTAAGTTGGAAGGATATGGAAGATTTCTTATCCACGGTAGTTGAGAAGTATAAGGATAAGAAGCTGACCGGAGTATGTGGGCTTCCTCGTGGAGGATTGATCTTTGCAGTAGTATTATCAAACAGGTTGAATATTCCGATGTTATATGCTCCGGTAAAAGGATGCCTCATTGTGGATGATATATGTGATTCCGGAGAGTCCCTGCTTCATTATTACAAAAATACTTCCGGAAAGAAGTTGGACTATGAGATCGTCACGATGTTTTACAAGGAGAATAAGTTGGGGGTAAAACCTGATTACTGGTTCATGGAAAAGGGTAATGACTGGATTGTATTCCCTTGGGAATAAAAAAGGAGCTTACAATGGCAAAATCAAAAAATGATATAATGCAATTAGGTATTGATGAAGCAAGAAAGACTATGAATCAGAATATAGGTGGACCTTTCGGAGCGGCAATAGTTAAGGATGGAGAAATCATTGCTGTATCTTCAAACTATGTTCTAGGTAATAATGATCCTACGGCTCATGCGGAGATTATGGCTATTCGAAAAGCATGTGACAAGCTGGGGACTTATGATCTTACTGGCTGCGAACTTTATGCTACCGGATATCCTTGTCCAATGTGCCTTGGAGCTATTATATGGGCAAACATTAAAAAGATATATGTATCTGGATTACCGGTAGATGCTGAAGAGATAGGCTTCAGAGATGACTTCATTTATCGTTATATTAATAATGGATGTCAGGATGTTGATATTCTTGATATTGAAGAGATGGATAGGAAGCCTGCTAAGTTGTTGTATAAGGAATATGCAGAAATGCAAAAGATCATTTATTAAAAGGAGGTTTTAATATGTATAGGGTAAGTAAAAGAATGGAGATTGCAGGGGCGCATCAGTTGAAGTTGCCGTATGAATCAGCGTGTCAGAGGGTGCACGGGCATAATTGGATTGTAACCGTATATTGTGAAGCCGATCAGTTAACCGAATATGGTATGATCATAGATTTTAAGAAGATGAAGAATGTGGTACATGGGGTATTGGATCATCAATATATTAACGATGTGGTTGCTCCTTTGAATCCTACTGCGGAGAATATGGCGAAGTGGATTTGCGATGAAGTTGATAAGGTATGTGAGGTAGGCCGGTGTTATAAGGTCGAAGTGCAGGAGAGCGAAGGGAATATTGCAGTCTATGAAAGGGATTAAGATGAAGGTTGTTGAGATATTTGAAAGTATTGACGGTGAAGGTATATGTGTAGGCTTTCCAGTAACCTTCGTCCGGTTATATGGATGTAATCTTCGATGTAGCTATTGTGATAGCATGTATGCCTGCGAAGGAAATGGTTATACCGAGATGTATATCGAAGATATTATGAAGAAGATTGAAGAATATGGACATTCTAGAGTTACGCTGACCGGCGGTGAGCCTCTTATTCATCCGGACGTTAAACTATTGATTCAGGAAATACTGGCAGCAGGTTATAAACTGAATATAGAAACTAATGGAGCGGTAGATATTGATCCTTTTAACAAAAAGAAGAATGTTATCATTACGCTGGATTATAAATGCCCCTCAAGTGGTATGGAGGCCTTTATGCATTTGAGTAATCTGGATCAACTGGATAAGCATGATGTATTGAAGTTTGTGGTAGGTAGTCCGGAGGATTTAGAAAAGGCAAAAGAGATCATACTTGAATATGAATTGCAGGGCAAATGCAATATATATTTCAGTCCAGTTTTTGGTAGCATAGAGGCGAAGGATATAGTAGAATTCATATTACGGGAACATTTGGAAGGAGTCCGAATGCAACTTCAGATTCATAAGTTTATTTGGGAACCGGATAGGAAAGGAGTATGAGTATGAAAGAAATTGATACCGCAAAAGTTGAGCAGGCTGTGCTCATGTTACTGGAAGCGCTGGGTGATGATCCAAATCGCGAAGGCTTGAAGGATACGCCGCGAAGGGTTGCCAAGATGTACAAGGAAGTATTCGAGGGCATGTGCTATACTAACGATGAAATAGCGGCTAAGTTTAACAAATGTTTTGAGGATACAACGACCGGTGATCTGGTAGTAGTTAAGGACATTGATATCTTTTCATACTGTGAGCATCATATGGCATTGATGTATGATATGAAGGTTTCGGTGGGATATATTCCTAACAAGAAAGTCATAGGTCTTTCAAAGATCGCTCGTATTGCAGATATGTGTGCTAAAAGGCTGCAACTTCAGGAAAGACTTGGGACGGATATATATGAAGTTCTGAAGAAAGTATTGGAGACCGAGGATATCATTGTAGTCATTGAAGGCTGCCACTCCTGCATGACGGCAAGAGGTATTAAGAAGGTTAATAGCAAAACACGTACCGCCTGCTGTAAGGGAAGATTCATGACGAATGATGCCCTGCGAACTGAGTTCTATAACTTGATCAAATAACAGAAGGGAAAGTTGCGCATGGAAAAATATTTGAATACGTTTGTACTTGTGAATAAGGATAGGGTTATCAGCCCTATCCTGACTACCACAAGGGAGTACGGAAACTGGCTGGAGAAGATATTTGATTCTTCCATTTGTAATCTTGAGTTATATATGAAGTCTTTGAAGACCGGAGAAAAGACTTTGGAAAAACATCCCGGTACAAAGCTGGGTGAATTCTTTAAAAAGACTCCGGTACAATCTAACGCATACAAGTCTTGGTTTGCCATGCAGGATTCAGAAGTAATGCAGAGGCTTATAAAGTTAAAGCTGGCAGAGTATCAAGACGCAATCCCTATTAGTGTTAATGATAAAGAAGGCCGGAGAATGATCCGAATGTACACAGGACAGCAGATTGAAATGTATATTCAGATGCGGATCGATAATGCCTTCAAAATAGATAAATATATTACTGTACCTAAGCAGGTAAAAATAAGTGATGCGGATATGTCCCAACTTATTAAACCTGAGGTAGATACAGCAAGAAGAAGATTGTTTTAAGGAAAGGAGCATATTATGCAATTAACAATCAAAACAGACATTTTCAAGGAGATGGTTAGTAGATCGATTAAAGGAGCAAGTCAGAATAAACTGATTCCACTGACAAGTCTTATGGCTATACAGTTGAAGGATAATGTTTTGACTCTTATTACTTCAGATGCCAGTAATTATCTTTATATCAATCAGGATAATGTTGCAGGGGATGAGTTTTATGTAGTGGTTGAGATCGAGCAGTTCAGTAAGCTTATCGGCAAGATGACTTGTGAGAATATTACTTTGGAAGTCGAGGATAAGATCCTGAAGGTTAAAGGTAATGGTGATTACAAGATCGAACTTCCATTGGATGAGGAAGGAAATTCTATCACGTTTCCTGATCCGGTGTCCAAGATAAAGAAGTCTAAGAAGAAACCGGTTGAGATTGATATAACAACGTTTCGGACTATTCTGAATACAATAAAGCCTGCGCTGGCTGCTACCATGGAAGTTCCAGTGTATACCCGGTATTATATGGGCGAGATTGTAATGGCTACGGATACATATAAGATATCCAGTCTTAACGCAGATGTCTTGCATACCGATCCTTTACTTATGGCTGCGGATACTATGAATCTGTTGGAGGTAATGACCTGTGAAAAGATAGCTTTTCAGAGGGTAGATGATATCCTGCTTTTCACTACTTCGGATTGTATAGTATATGGTCATGAGGTTGATGGGGTAAATGATTACCAGATCGACAAGATAGGTAAGCTGTTAAAGCAGCAGCTTAAAAGTAAATGCAAACTTGATCGAAACGCATTACTGGCTATCCTCGATCGTATAGGATTGTTCGTAGGACAATATGATAATAAGGCTATCATTCTTACCTTTACTGAAACATGTGTGGAGATAAGTAGTAAGGCCAGTACCGGTGTGGAGATACTAAATTACATTGAGAGTGAAGAGATCGTACCCTGCACATGCAATGTGGATATTGATATGCTGTCTACCCAGTTGAAGGCCAATGCCGCAGAAACTATTCAGATGCAGTTTGGAGATGGTAAGAGCCTGCGTTTTGTTGATGGAAATATAACACAGATGATTTCATTACTTTACGAAGAATAATCAAGCAATGAATGGGCTATCTAGAATGGTAGCCCATTCTTTACCAGAGGAAGATATGGCAAGGCAAAGTTTAGTTGATGTAATAAAAATGATTGATAATACTCTCGGAGAGGTTCCGGTGGAAGCTCAATTTTTAATGGATCTAAATAGATCAATTGAATTGACTGATAAAAAGAATAGTAGGAAACCTTCACAAACATTCAAACCCAGTCAAATGAATTGTATGCGGGCATCCTATTATACAATAAAAGGAATACCTCAGGATGAAACAAAGATGGAATCTCCATTTATAGGTATATGTGAGAGTGGGACTGATCGGCATGTACGTATTCAGACTGCAATATCCCTTATGACTGAAAATGGAATAGATTGTCAATATATAGATGTGGCTGAGTATATTAAACAGAAGAAGCTGAAAGATATAAAAGTAGTCAGTCAACAGGGAATGGAGACAAAACTATTTCATAAGAAATACAACATATCATTCTTATGTGATGGCATTATAAGGTATAAGGGCGAATATTACATTCTGGAGATAAAGACAGAAAGCAGTCGTAAGTTTTTTGAAAGATCCGGTGTAGACCCTTCTCATCACCAGCAGGCAATTGCATATAGTCTTGCCTTTGATATATCTAAGGTCATATTTATATATGAGAATCGAGATGTATGTGGTAAGAAGGCTTTTCTTTTTGAGGTTACCGACGATATGAAACAGGATCTGATTGGATATATGGAAAATACAAATACCTATTTGAAAGAAAACAAAGTTCCGCCGAAGTTACGAGGAAGGAATGATGTAGAAAGGAAGACCTGCGATTATTGTCAGTATAAGGGTCAATGTAGAAAAGATGGCTAATAACCGAGGGAAGCAGTTTGAATCATTAATAAGGGAATCGTTTGAGAAGGTAGCTGGAGTTAGTATAGATCGAATACCAGATCAAACAATGCGTTATAAAGGCGCTAATAATATTTGTGATTTCATAGTATATAAATACCCTTTTGAGTTTTATATAGAATGTAAAACTGTTCATGGAAATACTTTGCCATTCAGTAATATAAAAGAGAATCAATGGAATGGTTTGTTAGCAAAGTCTAAGATATCAGGCGTATATGCTGGCGTAATATGTTGGTGGGTAGATAAAGATGTAACATTATTTATTGATATACGTCGATTGGAGTATTTAAGAAACGCAGGATTGAAAAGTATTCGATATGATAATGAGGAATGGACAGATTTAATTGTGCCCATAAAAGGTAAAAAGAAAAGGGTATTTTATGAATATGATATGGAACAGTTTTTCGAGGAGGTGACTTAATGGGTAAGATTAAGTACGAAATAAGCAAAGATGATATCAAAAGTCTAGAATTGATTAAGGGTAGGATCGAAGTTAATTCTTCTCAGCTTGATGAGATAGTAAAGGCAATCATACATCCTTATGTGAAGGACTTGGATAATTATGTAAAGTTTATCAGGGATTGTTTGCAGGATGGGGAGAAGCCACCTACAAATCAGGAGCTTGAAGATTTTTGTATGAATTTATCAACATACATATACTTTGCTGGGGGCTTATGTGAACAGCTGGGCATCAGGGATGATATAGCAAAGGCTGTTTATAAAGAAGTTTATAATACAAGTAGGGATGCCCAGTCAGCAGGTACAATCGCCGATAAGAATAGTCTTGCGGAAATGGCAAGCCAAGAGGAAGCACTTATATCATCGGCATATACTAGAGCTTATAAGACTATGAGAAGCAAAGTAGAAAATGCTCAGGAGTTGTTGGGTAGTTGTAAAAAGGCATTAAGTCATCGTATGCAAGAAGAAGAGTTATCATCATTTAATGGAGGTAAATAAATATGGGTGCAAAGCTGGATGATTTGATTAAGAAGATTAACAAGGAAGCAAAGGAAGATATTATCACCAAGGGACTGGCGGAGTATGAATATACCCGTATCCCATTTACGAGTCCCCGAATGAATTATATAACATATGGTGGCTTACCGCTGGGGAGACTTATAGAGTTTTATGGCGAAGAAGGTGGTGGCAAGACAACAACTGCTCTTGATGTGGTGGCAAATTTCCAAAACTTATATCCGGATCGAAGCGTACTATATATAGATGCAGAAAATACCCTTGATTCAGAATGGGCGATGAAGATAGGGGTGGATATAAATAATATCATTCTTATGCAGCCTAAGATGCAATCCGCAGAAGAAATCTTTCAAATGATTATAGATGCAGTGGAGACCGGAGAAGTTGGTTTATGGGTTCTTGATAGTATTCCTTGTCTTACAAGTAAGAATGATCTGGAAAAGGAGCTAACAGATGATGCAAGGGTTGCAGGTATATCCGGAGCACTTACAAGGTTTAGTAGAGCTGTTGTGCCGCCCTGCACAAAATATGATTGTATGGGTATAGGGATCAATCAAGTAAGGGATAAGATCAATTCAACAATACCCGGTATGTTGAATACTCCCGGTGGAAGAGCATGGCGGCATTTTTGCACTATGAGAATTGAATTCAGAAAAGGTACATATATGGATGAAGCTGGCAAAAGCATATCCAAGAGTTCGGGAGAGCCTAACAGTCAGAAGATAATGGTTAATATGATCAAGACTAAATCTTGTCCGCCAACTCGCCATGTAGGACAATATACTATCAACTATGAAGTGGGTATTGACTACCTTACAGATTTGATCGAGACCGCTATGCAATATGATATTGTAGAGAAAGCTGGGGCATGGTTTACAATAGTTGATACAGATACTGGGGAAGTAATAGCGGATAAGATTCAGGGGCAAAATAAGCTTTCTAAATACCTAGATGATAATCCGGAAATAATGGCTCGGGTGGAGGAGCTGGTTAATAATGCGATGGGCTTGGATGAATAAAAGCCTTAAATAAAGGGGTTTTACGCCCCTTTATTTTAATTGGGAAAAAAGGTTGTATTTCTTATAAATACATCGTATAATATTTACGGGCGGAGCTTTCCGCTGGAACAGCAAACTATAAACACTATAAACGGAGGTAGTAAAATGGCAAATCTTAAAACTATGGAATTCATGCAGGTGGCACAGCTGATGATCGAGGCTCGCGAAGTTGGGGACATGGGATGCTATGAAAAATATTTTAAGGAAATAGCACTTCGCACTGAGGGCTCAGGCAGTATTTTCAATCAGGAGGATCCGATAGATTTCATCCTTGAGGAAACCGAGATAGGGGAAATACCTCAGGACATAATTGATGGAGCGATGGCATTAAGGCAAAATCAAATCAAATGGATCAGGGAGGTGGGACTTAACCGCATAGCTGATGAATGGGAGGCATTAAATACTTTATCATAAGCCGAAACCCCTGCGGGGGTCATAGCAGGATGGCAACCTACTATCTGATGATGGCAAGCCACTATAAAAACTCGAAACACTATAAACAGGAGGAATCAATTATGACAGGTACAACATCTTATGCAAGCAAAAACGCAGCAGCAGTTCTCAAGGCAGTCGAAGCATGTATGGCAGAGCTAGGGGCAGTTCAGGGTAAGAACACTCTTCCTAATCCAGACAGAATGGTTTGGAAGGGATATTCAAATAATAAGCAATTTAAGATCGGGGCATTATGCAATGAGCTTTCGATCTTTGATTGGTGGAATGATTACCTTTCAATGTCCCAGCTGAACCAGATGAAGAAGTTTTTAGAGCAGGCGATCAAGCTTGGCTTCACCGGTTATGTTTGTTTTAAGGTTGGGGCAAAGGGATGTTCACATGGTATGTGGGCGCATACAGTGGAAACCATAACGGGTTACAGTCCTGAGGAAGGCAATACGCTTTATCACAGCTTTAGATCGGGCGAGAATTACTGGGATGTAAAAATTGATGGGGAATGGCTTCATGAAAAAATGCTTCATCCTAATCAGAATTACAGATTCACTTTAGCGCAGGTTAAGGAAGCTCTGACAGCTGCTAAGCGGGAGGAAGTACTTCAGAAGCAGCCTGAGGAAGAGATTGATGAGTCAAAGGAAATAGCTGAATCGGCTATGCAGGAGTTCAAGGTGTATTTCAAGGATGGCAATCAGAAGATATTTGTAGCCGCTGGCATGATGGAACTGATGAAATATCTTGCAAGGGTTAATCATGATAATTGTATGGGCGAGATCAGCAGGATCGAGGAGGTGTAATTATGACGAGGGAACGCAAGGAATTACTCAAGCAGATGTTTGAATTAGAGATGCAGGAGCAGGCTGAATATGCGCTGGGATGTGGATTCTTTAGTCAGGAGATATCTGAGGCTTTTCATCCAGCGTGGAATGATCTGTATGATAGATGGGCAGCCACTTACGGTCAAACTCAGAAGGAGCATGATGATCATGTATTCCAGAAACAGTGCGAAGCTTTTGATGCAGGGAGAATCCCTTGGAGTCCCTGCTATGGATGTTCTCATATGTGAGGAGGAATGGTCATGACAATAGAACAAAATATATTGGCATTGGATATCGAGAAGGTAGTACGAGATTATTTTCATAACTGGGGTCGCGGTAGATGTGAACCCAGCATCTGCTACAACAAGTACGATATTAAGAAGTATACATTCCGTATGATCAGTATGACATTGAATACTTCGGCAGATTATTGTATGCCCAGCAATAGCATGGACATGGATAGCTTTCGCAGGGAAGTAAGACTGTTGCTGAAGCGTAATGGTTTTACTAAATGTAAGTTTGATACCAAGAAGGTTACTTATACGGGCGGAGCATTTGGGGATGAGCAGGTTATTCGTCTGAATGCAATCTATTTTGATAGATAAAAATATGCAGGAGATATGATTATGATGAGACAATTTAGATGTTATAAATGCGGTCAGCTGTTTGATTGGCCAAAGATTGTTAAAGAATCAAGGGGCGAGTACTGGGGATTTCCAGCCTATGAAGATACGGCATATAGCCCCTGCTGCATGGATAGCTTTGAAGAAGTTACTGGGGAGGAGGATGAGGCTGATGATTAAGATGATGCAGGACTGGCAAGGCAAGGTTCAGATCAATGGTACGATCTATAAAGATATGCAAGCCTTTATTTCGCTCAATAAGCCGATTTCGGGTGGATTCCATGCAATTCTGTATAGTAAGGCTAAAAAGGCCGTAAATGAGCCTGATAAGGGGCAAAAACAGCAGGATTATTGCATAACGGTTAAAGCATATATGACTAAACCCACAGAACCGGGATCGAATTTCGATTTTATGGCGAAATACAATGGCAATACTCCCATGCCTCTCCGGACAATGGTGGGACATATTATAGGGGAGACACCGGGAATGTATAAGATGGAGCTGCATGGTGATATATATGCCAGCAAAATATGTAGGTGCATGAAGTGTGGACGTAGGCTTGATAATAAGGTCTCCCAGTACTTCGGGATCGGTCCGGAATGCGGTGGACATAATTATGTCAATCCATTTGATACGGAAGAGGAATTGAAGCAGGCGGTAGCAGCGTATCGGAAGCAGTTGCAGGCTACAACATGGACTGGCTGGGTAATCAAAAGCAGCATTTTATCCATGGAAGAAATTGTTTAATAACCTACCCTTAAAGATGAAAATGGAGGAAGTATGAGGAAAAAGGACGTACCGGATTTTATAAAGGCAAACAGACCTGTTGGATATTGGAGTGAACTCGGCGGTGTCGAGGTGTATCTAATCGAGGATACGCCTGATGGTATCTATTTTTATTGTAAAGCTGGACTCATGGGCGGTAAGCCCACTTACCACAAGACAAAGGTATGGGTCTTCGGGACAGATGGTGGTCATAAAGATAACATTCGAATCTACAATAAACGATTATATTTAGAAGACTGTTTAAGGTTATGAAAGGAGGTTCTATGAGCATCTATAATGATGATCGGAGGTTTAGTAAAGATTCAGAGGAGTATGAGGCATGGCGACAGGAAGTGCAGCGGGAAGCCCGCAGGGATAGTCAAGAGTATTATGGGGATGGTGATCCTTTAGTGCTGGGAGATGATGATTATGAATAAGCCGACAAGATTTTATTCAAACAAACAGGAGAAAGCGGTGGCAAAAAAGATAGGAGGTAAACAAACAGCAAATAGTGGCGCGACTGCTTTTTTAAAAGGGGATGTGCAGACCGAGGAATGGTTGATCGAATGTAAGACAACCACCTGTGCGAATAAGGCATCGTTCAGTATTAAGCGGGAATGGCTAGAGAAAAATAAAGAGGAAGCATTTGCTATGAACAAGTATTATAATGCATTATGCTTCGATTACGGGGACGGCGAACGATATTATATAGTTGATGAAAAAACATTTATTAAAATGAAGGAGGCGTTGGAAGAATTATGAATGAATGGATTTTTACTTTCGGTTGCGGTCAGGCATTAGCTGGTAAATGTGTAAGAATATCCGGTACTTATGGAGAAGCTCGTCAGAAGATGATGGAAGTGTTCGGAGATAAATGGGCATTTCAGTATTCAGTGGAGGAGTGGGAAAAAATGAAAAATGATCCAGATAGATGTTGGCCTATGGAAGAGGAATTAGATTTGCAATCATTGAAGGAGGAAAAAGGAAATGATTAAATGTGATAAAGGTTTTGTTAGTGTTGAAGGTTCACGTATTGATTTACATGCCGAGTTAGCTTGCATTATTTATAGTTTCATGGAAAATGGGGTAGTAGCTAACGAAGAAGAATTACACCATTTGGTTGATACAAGTATTGAAGTTGGGAAGTTATTAGATATAAACATTGGTAGTAGTATGGATATGAAGTTATTATCCTTATTAGCATCAATATTTGATTTTGATAACATACCGGAAGATTTGAAAGTTGAGAATGAAGACGATAAGTCAGAAAGAATTGATAATATATTGAATATGATAAAGGAAGTACAAAGGAGGAAGAAATAAATGTCAGAGCAGTCATTAGCAGTTAAATATCGTCCAAGAAAGTTTGAGGATGTAGTCGAACAGGGAAGTATCAGAACCATACTTCAGCAGCAGCTTAAAGAAGATGCCATCAAAAATGCGTATTTGTTTTGTGGTGGCGCTGGTACAGGAAAGACAACTTGTGCCCGTATATTTGCGAGCGAGATAAATAATGGACAGGGCAATCCTATTGAGATGGATGCCGCAAGTCATAATGGTGTAGAAGATGTCCGCGCTATAATTCAACAAGCGAAGACAAAAAGTATTGATAGCGAATATAAAGTGTTCATCATAGATGAGTGTCATAGCATAAGTAATACGGGATGGCAAGCATTTTTAAAGATAATAGAAGAACCACCAGCAAAGTCAATATTCATATTCTGCACAACAGACCCGCAAAAGATACCAAAGACTATATTGAGCAGGGTACAGAGATATGATTTTCAGAGAATAAGTCAGAAAGGTATAACAAATAGATTGGCAGATATTATCGTAAGTGAGAAAGTTCCTCACGCAGATAATGATGCGGTAGAATATATAGCAAAGATAGCCGATGGTGGTATGAGAGATGCTATAACGATGATAGAGAAGTGTCTAGCGTATAGTTTGGAATTGACATTAAAGAATGTAGTCGATGTATTAGGTGTAGCTGATTATGATGATATGATGTCATTAACAGATAACATCATAGAAGGAAAGTCGGCGGAAGTTGTTAAGACTATAGAACAGTTTCATTCTTCCGGGAAAGACCTTAAACAGTTTATAAAGATATATTTACAGTTCTTGCTAGATATACAGAAGGTCGGAATAGGTTGTAATTGGTCGTATGTAAATATCCCGAGATTAGATACTTATACAAAGTGGCTTGATGCTTTTGGAGATTATGAGTTTGAGATATGCTTACAGTTAATGGAATTGATGATGAGGATAAATACAGAAGTAAAATATTCAAGTTCTGTAAAATACGATCTAGAGGCATATTTATTGAAGTTTATAGGTTATTGAAGTTTATAGGAGACAATAAATGATAGGACAGGAAAAATTATTTAATAGACTGCAAAAACTTGTCATTACGAATAAGCTCCCACATTTCATCATTTTTGTGGGACCAAGTGGAAGTGGTAAAAAGACATTATCAGAGTATATACACAAATGGATTGATAATTCGGTGTATACGGTTCGGGGTATTACTGTAGATGATGTGAGACAGCTGATAAAGGATTGCAATAAAATTTCGGGTACAACGAATATATGCTTATTGCCAGATGCAGATGGTATGTCAGTGCAGGCAAAGAACGCTTTATTAAAAATAGCAGAGGAGCCACCAAAAGATACATATATTATTATGACACTTGAAGATATAAATAATACTCTTGATACCATTAAGAGCAGGGCAACTACTTTTGCATTAGATCCATATACTGTTCCGGAGCTTCAGGAATATGCCAAGTCAAAGAAATATAAAGAGTTGGATATTATCAAAGATATATGTGAGACTCCCGGTGAGGTAGATTTGTTATGTTCATATAAAGTACAGGACTTTTATGATTTCGTTGTTAAGACGGTTGATAATATAGCCACAACGAACGGAGCAAATGTTTTTAAGTTGGCTCAGAAATTGCAGCTTAAAGATAATGAGGAAGGCTATGATCTGAAATTATTCTTTCGGATGTTTATTAAGATATGTAGTGAGAGGTATATGGATGATCCAACATATATTGCTGGGGTTACGGTTACCAGTCAATATTTAAAAGACCTGCGTATTAAAGGTATATCAAAGCAGGGAGTAGTTGATCTGTGGATTCTTGATATTAGAAAGGAATGGATATAATGGATGCCAGTACAATCAAATCATATATACAGACTAAGACTATTCCTCATTTCTTGATTTTCACCGGATCAGAATGGGTAATTCAGAAGATATATATTGATAAAATATCTGAAGTGCTAGGGATTGAGAAAAGGTATGTGGATAGTATTTTAGATATATATGGCTCTTTGCGAACTCGATCTATATTTGATGAAAATAGATTATATGTTATTCGGGATGATAAGGAGATAATCCATAATGAAAAGATACAGGAGCAGCTACAGCAGGGGCTATTGAAAGATAACTATCTCATATTACTGCTTACAAGCCCCGATAAGCGCACTAAATTTTATAAGGCATATAAAGATGATCTTTGTGAATTTCAGCCCTTAAAACCTCAAATATTGCGAAAATACATACAGAAAGAGCTGCCTTTATCCGATAAGGCAGCAGAAAAGCTTATGGAGGTATGCGAAAATGATTATGGACGCTGCCTTTTAGAGATTGATAAGATAAAACATCACGCAAAAGCAACTCAAGCAGAGGATATGCCAAATAATGTATTCGAGCTATTGTTATTTGATGGAACAATATATCAACCACCTAAGGATGCTATATTTGATTTTGTAGATGCTATATTAGATCGAAAAGCAGCCTGCTTCGATTTATATGAACAATGTAAAGCTGTTGGGGAAGCCACCTTGGTAATGTTATCTGTTTTGTATACGAATGCAAAAGCAGTCTTGCAGGTGCAAAGTTGTCATAATAATGATATTGCCAAGTCTACCGGTCTTAGTGCATGGCAAATAAATAATGCAAGGAAGCATTTGAATAAGTATAAGATTGGAGAGCTGGTTAAATTATTACGACTGATAAGAGAATGTGAAAAAGGGATCAAAACTGGGGTATATGAAGAGCAATTTGTGATGGATTATATTTTGGTTAAGATCCTATGATTTCAAGTATTGTTTTACCTTATAATGTAAACTATAATATTTTAGTAATAGCCACTTATAAAAACTATAAACAGGAGGATCAAAAATGACTGAGTTTGAAACTATTTTAATGCGCAGGGATAACCTGACTAAACAGGAAGCTGGCCAGCAAAGAAAAGAAGCTAGGAAAGCCATGAATGATATTTTGCTGCATGGTGGTGGATATGACGATGTAGAGGAAATGATGTTGCAGTTTTATGGCTTAGAAATGGACTTCATTTTTGATCTGATATAAGAGGAGGTTACATGATGAAAATCAATAAAACATTCTTAGTTATCTTATGGGTATGGATATTTGCTTTATTCATTTTTACCCAGCGAGTAGAAGGTAGAGTATTAACAAAGAAGGGAGGTATAAATACTTTTGAAGGGCATGAAGAAAGCTGGTATAACTTAAAGATGACTAAAGTGATACAGCGAGCGCAGGCAAATGGTATTACTGGGGTATATTGGGAGAATGCGGATGGATTGAAAATGTATGGAAGTTATATTATTGTAGCTGCTAATTATGATATATACCCGTATGGATCATTAGTTAATACTTCAAGGGGAATGGGAATAGTTCTTGATACCGGAGAATTTATAAAAAAGAATCCCACGATGATTGATTTAGCAGTAGCATGGTGAAAGGAGTAAGAAAATGTCAGAAGAACAGAAGATAAGTTTTAAGCAGTTGCTTGAGGCAAGGAAAGAAGAGATGCAAAGTATGCGTCCCGGATTGATGACAAAGGTATCAGACGGAGAACATATGGTTGAAATTTATTCTCCGACTACATTTGATAGGTCTACTTTCAAAGTAGAGAATAAATAAGAGAAAGGAGGAAGAATGAGTATGAGTAAAAGATATGGGGTTGGAGTTATTCTTACATTATTTGGTGGAGCAGGCATAGCTGAACATATTACCTCGGGAAGAGGAATATTTATAGTGCCAGCTATCATATTTGCAATAGGATTTGCACTCATTCTAGATAGTTATGTATGTAAATAATAATGTATTAATTAATCAGGTATTACTTGATAGGGTGATGCAAATAAAGGAAAAAGAATCTATTAATAAGCCAAAGATTTTAGAAGATGATCTAGTAGAGCAAATAAAGCTGACTCGGTTGGGTAAGATGGTAGAAACCTGCACTGAAGAAGAAATGATAGTTTTGATTTTAGTAGCTGTAAAAAAATATCCCGGAATAGTATTTGATATTTTAAGGGAAGAATATTTAGTTGATAAGGAAAGGAAGAAATGAAGATGGCAAAGATGGTAAAAATGTTTGAGTTGGGTGAAGAGGTAATGATCAAGGTCGAGATAGCAGATGTGAAAGTGGTCAAGGGAGAGGTCAAATATATTCTCAAAGACCCACTTACGGCTAAGACATTTGATTATCTTTATACAGATGAGCAGATTTTTGAAATAGAGAAAAAGCCTGCGACAAAGAAGGAGAAGAATTGATGAAGTGTAAAGTATGCGGAAAAAGATTACGACTTGATAAAGATTGCAGGTATGAAGTTGTAACAATTCCTACGGTACTTGGTATGTTTAGCGGAGAGCATACAACAGTTTTTGAAGCATTTGATTGTCCTAAATGTGGGTGTCAGAACATTGTAAATGTTAAGGAAGTATCAACAAATGTTGCTAATGAAAAAAGCGAGGACGAAGAATGACCAACATAACCATATACGATACCGAAGCTGAAAAACTAAACGAAGCGGCGGCAAAAGTAGGTGAGAGTGTTGCCACAGTGATTGAGTGGCTTGTA